TTGACGGAACTATTCGACATCTACGATGAACACGACGTCTGGATTGGCACCGCCGAACGCAAGGAAGCTCACCGGCTGGGGCTATGGCATCATACGGTCCATTGCTGGCTCGTTCGCCGCGAGGACCGGGAGGGCCGGATCGCCGCCAAAATCTTGTTTCAGCAGCGTTCGGCCAACAAGGACACCGGCGCCGGCTGCTTCGACATTACAGCGGCCGGCCATCTGGAGGCCGGCGAATCGCCGGAAGCGATCGTTCGAGAACTGCGGGAAGAGCTTGGCTTGGATGTGGGCTTCGAGAGGCTAAGCGAGTTCGGAGTCGTTCGCGAGCAAGGCTCCGGGGTTGTCAGGGGAGCGGCTTACATCGACAACGAGATCAGCCGCGTCTATGGCTTGGAAGTAGCTATGAAGCTGACGGAGTTCCGGCTGCAGGAGGAAGAAGTCGCCGGATTGTACGAGGCGGATGCAGATGAACTGATCGAACTGATAGAAGGTCGGCGAGAGCTTGTCCACGCACGCGGCGTTGCCCTGCGCGAGGGCAAGCTGCAGGCAGCGGAAGTCGAAGTCGCCCGCAGCTCTTTCGTCGAGCGGGATTTGAGCTACTACGTCTCCATATTCAAGTTTCTGCAAGCGCTCGTTCGGCAATAAGCCGGACGGGCTCCCAGCCGATCCGTCCGTTCCGGACTTTTCCCTCTACCCATTCGCCCTGCTGCGGATGCTGAAACAGCACTTCAAGCTTGCCGTCCCCGTCCGCATCCCAGATGCGGAAACGACGGCCGTCGTTCATCGGCCCGAATTTGCGGCTATCCCCGATCGACTTCCACTCCACGCGGATTTCATTGGAGCGTTCCCCTTCCGAAGGATTTTCGCTCAGCTTTCCTAGCCACCAGTCTCCGAACAAGGAATTGTACAACAGAATCTCGTCGCCTTTTCCTTCGAACGAACCGTACCAGTAACCGCCATCCGCTCGAAAACGGCCAAGCCCTTCCCAGTTGCGATACCAACGATCAATCATATTGTGAATGTTGTAAAACTCCGTATAGCGAGGAGCGAAGTCGAAATCGTTAAGCTCAGGCTCTCCGTACAATCTTGCAGCTTCTTGATGGATACAGCCGTGCAGGTTCGATGATTCGATAAATCGTCCAAGCTCGTCGGCGCTCGCGAACGACTCCGGCTGGAACAGAATTCTTGCTTCCGCCGCCTGATTGTAGCAGGGCGACCTGCGGATCGCTTCGGGAACGGATACCCACGCTTCGAGCAGCCGGGGATCTAAACCGTTCTCGCGATACCAAGCCTGAGCACGACCGATAAAATCCCGGTGAAATTGCAAAAATTGCAGCCCATAGCCGGGCGGCGGGTTGTTAATATCGACGTTGTGACGGGCGTGATGCCAGTTTTTGTGCTCATCGAGCAGGCTCTGCGGAAAATTCGGAATGCGCGACATATCGGGTCAGCCCCCTCCAGGTTATGCCGCCTGCGCGGGTCGCGATTGCGGTTGCAGTTTGCGGGCAGTAGAATTGCCTATAGCATATGCAGAGGAGGCTTGGGAGGGTACTGACGCCTAATATGCAGGGATATAACTAGGGCGAGTATGCATACTCCGAAGATAGTAGATTTGGCCGAATTTTCGTTCCATGCAAGGAACTTTTGTGAAGGCGTACCGGGGTACGTCAAGCAAAAGTGACGAAGCAGGGAGCGAAAAGGCGGTGAAAGATACCTCTGAGCGGGTTTGCATACACGCCCTAGCTCGTCGTCTTAATGTCGACTGACGTATCGGCCGCGCTCCAGACGATCTTCGCCTTGTCGTGGACAGCGGCCAACTCTCTTATCGGAACATACCCTACGTTGCCGAACAACAATGTCGGAAGCGACTTGCCGTTCGCGGTGACGGCTTTGTTGGCAAAGCCGATTTTAAGCTGCAGCGCTTCGCCGACAACTCTGGCGGCTACCCAGGTCTGACCGGAAATGAGACGGCCTTCCGCCAGTAGCTCGCCGTTCAGACGAACGGGAATCGGCAGCGGCTCCGGTTCAGACGCCGGCGGCTTCGTAGGCGGCTTTACCGGATCGGGCTTGGCGGCTTCCTCGTCGTACCGCTTGAGCTTGTTGGCGTTGATTAGCGAGACGATCTTCGATCCATATTGCGGATCCGTCGCATAGCCGCACAGGCGCAACGCCTCGGCTTGCATTTCGGGTGTTGTCGATTTTCTCACACGTTCATAACGGGCAAGCTGGAATAGCAGATCCTGATCCTTGTAAAAATCATAGATACTGTCATAGGCGCGAAAAAGGGCCGTCGTATCGACTCTCGTCCCATTTTCGACCTCCCATGTCCCTTTGCGCACATACTGGCCTTTCCAGTAACCATTCGGTTTACCGCTGCCTACCTTAATTCCGCCGAGATTGTACCACGGATGGATGACTCCCCCGGTCTCGAGCAGATTTTGCGCAAGCCGCACGGAAGGAAACAGGGGGGAGCCCTCTTTCCTAACTCGTATCGCGATCGGCGCCAGTGTGGCGATAAACTCCGTTTTGCTGAGCTTGACCATCTGATTGCACCTCTCTCTTCTTCGTAAAATGATAGACGCCCGACGCCGTCAGTCCGATAATGGAAATCGTCGCGAGCGTCTGCTGAACATGCTGGGGAACGAGTATAAATACAGTAGCAATGAGCAGGCTGACGAGATGATAATAGCGGCTTGGCACGCGAAACTCCTTCACGACGCCTACATAGGCGGCGACGATCGGAGCGAGAAGAGCCACCTCGTCGGTCATAGAGATCAGTTTGTCCATAGTGTATTCAACCTCCTTGCAGGTTGGTCACGGCCGCAATCACGGCTGCGATAATCGCCCCGACCAGCGTCCGCCACAGCCAACGCTGATTATCGGCAATCTCGTCAATCCGCAGATGCGCCGACCTCGTCGACTGCAGCGCTTCAAGCGCCGTGTCTCTCGCCGCCTCCGCCGTATCGCGGACATCGGTCATCGCATCGATCTTCGTCTCCAACCTAACGACGCGCTCCCGAATTTCCGAGAGCACGCGCGCTTCTTCGCTGGACATGGGTCACACCTCCTGGGTGTAGTTGTAGTTTTGTAAAAATAGGCTGCTAGTTGCAGCGATCCGACTTTTCCTGTAGTGGTTACAGGATCGGAGCGGTCTTCGATACTATTCATGCAGACTAGTAGAGCGACTCAAAAGCAACGTAATCCAGACATCGGAAACCTGCAAGCTTGGCCAGCACTCTTGCAGCCGCGCAAGATCGCCGGTGGGACGCTCTAAGCTTAGCTAGTACGCTTGCAGACGTTCAATATCGTGGTTGGACGCTCTAAGCTTGGCCAGTTCGCTTGCAGCCGTTCAATATCGCGGGTTGGACGCCCTAAGCTTGGCCAGCACTCTTGCAGCCGCGCAACATCGCCGGTGGGACGCTCTAAGCTTGGCTAGTACGCTTGCAGCCGCGTAATATAGCGATTGGACGCTCTAAGCTTGGCCAGCACTCTTGCAGCCGTTCAATATCGCGGGTTGGACTCCCTAAGCTTGGCCAGCACGCTTGCAGCCGTTCAATATCGTGGTTGGACGCTCTAAGCTTGGCCAGTCGTCTTGCACATCTCCAGGTGAATTTCATTACGTTATTTCGGAATCGCTCTACTAGGCATCGCTGTTTAAAATAGCTTCCACTTCCGCCCTTTTGGACTCCGGAACTTCGTCAAGCGTTTTGATGCCTTTGCGGATCAGATTGGCGTAGATTTGGGCCATGTTTCTTCATCTCCTTATTTGTGGATGGATAGCCGTATGATTCTATCGGAGCCTATCGCTTCGCGGAGGAAAACACACTCATCAGCTTCTGCAGCCGCGGCGCCGCATTCGTCTCTGCCAGCGCTTCATAGATTTCCGTCAGTCCTAGCATCACCTCGACGCTCTCCGCTTCAAGCTGCGCAATTCTGTCTTCGGGCGACAACGGCCTTGGCGCATTCCGAATCTCATCGATCTGTTCCTGTTCCATCCCCTCAATCCACGTCGAGTTAGAAAAATCCCATCGGGGCGTAAACAGCCCTTCTGGGACTTTCTCGGCGACGATGTAGCCAGTTAGAGCCTCTTCCATTTCGGATGGCGCTATCTCTAGAATCTCTGTTACGCCTGTTTGCGAGAGTGGTACGATGACCGGTTCGACGTAAAAGCCGTTAAGGTCTGTTTTTATGGCTTCTTTCATTTTGGCGGTACCTCCTTATTGTTCGGCCTCAAACACAACTCCGTCGAAGCCGAAGTAGACATTAGAACTAGCGTATACCCTTACCTGACCGTCCGGAAAAACAATAACCTCTCCGTGGACCATGGTACCTCCGCCGCTTTCAGCATGAACTGCAAAAACTCGATATGATCTCGGTCGATAACCTGTTGGAAGAACAAAAGCAGCAACTCCGACAGTTCCCTGGCTTACTAGTCCCTTTAATTCAACATACCCAAGCTCATTTTTACGATAAGAGGCGTTGGTATAAAGAACACCTCCTGTATTCGAATAGTTTTCCCACCCATTCCGCAGCGTCGGCGCAATCCATTGCGGCTGTTGCTCCTGCGCCTTCGTGTTTTTCAAGACGGATGTTTCAGTCCTAGCTTCGACGACTTCACGCACAAGAGATTCGATAGACTCACGGATATTCGGCGCATACTCCGCGCTGATCGTCTGCGGGGCAATTCCGAGTGTGTATGCGTCGAGTGCTAGGTAGGTGACGGAATAGGCGGCGGTTGGGTTGAATCTGTCTTTTTGAATATAGGCGTACCCGTAGCCATACACTGACAGTGCAACAGAATCTGAATTCCGTCTTCCCTTGACCCAATCATCGACAACGGAATTTTTGAACATTTCAGCGATCCGATCAGGTCTGTTTTTTAATAACTTCGGAATCCCATTAACATTTGTATTGATATGATACCTATCTAAAGCAATACCACTCGGGGCAACTGCTTCCCTCACCACAATCCCCGTTCCGACCTCGACATGATTCTCGCCCTCATGCAGCATCAAGGAGCCTTCATAGGTGACTGGCTCGTCTATGCTTTGGGCGAGTTGGTACATGAGGCGGTAGGGAGAATAGCTACTTGAAAAATTTGTTGGCACGACTGAAGCTATTCCCTGTCCATCCCAAGGCATGTGAACAGGGGTCCACTTTTTATGAATCGGGTCATCTCCCTGGTTGAAATTCAAACCTGTGTAGTCGTTATACATCCTCCACCCATAGAAATAAGCCTTAATCTCATTAGCTGTAGGTGTGTAGGATTCTCCCCATCCAGTGTCATCGTTTGATAAACAAAACATTGCTCCAGACGAAGAGGCAGCGAAAGAGTCGGGATTTCCGTAAGTTTCTGCGGCAGCTCTCAATATCTTACCGTCAAACTTAATAGCCGTTGCATTGCTGCCTGGGATTGATGCAAATGAAACACGTTTAGAACCGCTTGTGCCATCAACAAACTCCCACACTAACGAACCATCCAGCACTATCTCCCTGAAACGCCTCATCACCCTCGGTTTGCCTTGTCCATCCGTATACAGCCGATCTACTACGCTGCCGTCTACATTGGAGCGCAGGTTGCAGTCTGGTAGGTAGAGATAGGATGGTTTTTGCGGCTCGAATGGGAGAGCTTCGGAGCCGATGTTAAGCATAGGGTTAGAAAAGTTTTTCGCACTCAAGCCGGTTGTATCGATTATTACTCGTAAGTATTTCGCGTTCGCCTCTGTTATTTTGCTTGTAGAGCCTGTTGTCACATTGCTAGTCTGTGCAAGAAATATCATATTCTCGTCAAATGTACCAATTGAGATTTTCCCACCCGTATTTGACAGGCTAAAAACATACACTTGGTTCGGCATACATGAAATATCAAACTGAATTGTTGAACCGGCGTTCAGTGTGACGCTATAGGAACCCGTGATGATAGACGATCCCGCATACTGTGTCCATTCCGAAAACGGCGGAAGCAGGTTCTTCCCCTTATTCTCTAAGTAGACGGCATTAACGTGCTTCATGTCGTCTACGTAGGGATAGTTGGCGGCGATATACGTTTGAGCTGCCGTAGTCGTCAGGCTGTCGATGTATGTTTTTTCGGGGGCAGTAATCTCGTACAATCGGAATCCGTCAAACCCTGCTGCTGGGGCCATCGTTGCATTGCCTTCCACGTTGCCCGATACATATAGTGGACTTGTCGTTGTTGGTTTAAACGCTGCATATATCATATTCCAAGCCACGGAGTTACCTGTTACTGAATTTGAAATTGTACCGCCAGCCGTAATACCAGCAGATGTTCCAATTGTTAGTGTGGCGGGCAACTGGGATCGGGCGTAACCGACAGCCAAATAATTTTTTGAAATATCCAGAACCAACGGGCTTAGTAGATACATCATGGCTACTGAGTTGACTGCGGAACCCATCACAACTAGGGATTGGTTACCACATGCCTTGTTGGTTGTGTCCGTACTAAGCGATGATGTACCACTCGTTTGCGTTTTGCTCCACTTACTCAAATCCTCACAATTCCCATCCCGCCCCAACAAATTAACAAGGGTCCGCCCCTGCATCGTCGAGCGAAGGATAGCGGGAACGTCACCGCCTTGGACGACTTGGACACCTGGGGTCAACGTCAACTGCTCATGAGGCTTATCAGTCAATTGATCGTATATTTCCGATATCGCTCCAGCCGCGTTTTTGGCCGTAGTAGGCAAGTCTTCCACAGGACCCAGTGACTGATCGACTTTATCCATATTTTCGTTAAGGGTTTGAATGCTGACAAACTCGCTTTCCAGCGGCTTCTTCAAACCTAAATTCGGTGTAACTTCCGCCATTAGCTCCAACTCCTTGTCATCACTTCGCCCCAGGTGAAGTTATTGAGTTCTCCCCATGTCTTCTGCCTCAGCTCGCTCCACTGGGTATAGGTGAACGCATATTCGACAGCCAGGTGCGCCGGTTTGATTTCTTCAATGACGGCTTTGAGATCGTCCAGGTTGGGAGGAATCCCCCTTGTATCCACGAACTTTATCGTGAACGTGTAGGCCTCCGGCTGAAGCGTCACCTCGACCGTCCCACCGTCATAGGCTTCGGCTACCGATTTGATGAGACTGACCGTCACCGTCCCGATCCCACGCAGCTTGGACAAAATAACGCTACGTCTTTGCGCGACAGGTTTGGAAGCATCAATGGTAATGCCCAGCTCACGTTCCCAATGCTCTAGGCCCCAAGTCGCCGTCGAGACAAAATATTGCTCAAGCGTTCCATCAAGCGCCTGCCATAACGCATCCAATTCCTGTCCTTGAGCCTCCATATTGGCGCTCATAACTCTCGAAGTCGCATAATAGTCCGGGAGGAAGGACATCATCTCCTTTCCCCGGACGCTTGTCATCGCATAGTTACTCACTTAAGCTCACCGTCCCGATTACCGCGACTTCGCCAAGCGATAAATCGATATTATCGACACCGCCGCTCACCAACAAATGTTCAAAATCGACGATTCGCGGAATGTCCAATAAAATAGCCGAGATCCGATTATAACGAATGAGCGGATCGACAAAAGCAAGCTGCTCCAAATAATCGACCAGTCCCGCTTCAAAATCTTCCCTAGCTTGCTCCAATGTCGATCCGCTTGCCAGCGTCAGTTTAGCTTCTATATGAAGCGGTACTTCGACCGCAGCTTCCACCGTTACTGCAGCGCCGATCGGAGCCTTGCCTTCTCCTTGACCGGCAGCGGGAGAAATGTGATGTTGTACAGCATCAACAATTGTCTGACTAGGAGCACGCTTATCTTCGCCCAGCACGTAGAGTCTGACCGTTCCCGGACCGTTCCATAACGGTTCCACTTGAACCCGGCTGACTCCCGGCGTTTCCAGCGCCCATTGCTGATAATCCGCCCTATTGCCGCTTGTACCAGGCTGACGCACCTTCAACAGATAGCGAGCGAGCAGAGCTTCATCGGACTCCTCGTCCGTTCCCCCTATGATCGCGGCTGTATTTGTAATTCCCGTTACCCCCGCAATCGCCTGAACGAGCAAGCTGACTGCGCCGACCGGCACGTTGCCACGGCTGCCTGGATCGACTGCACGAATCGGAAAGATCGCCTCACCCTGACTGCCAAGAGTGCCAGCTTCTGTCGTCTCGTACTCTATTGACGATGTTTCCGTCATCTCATCCGCAGGAGTCGCCACTCTGGAACCGAGAGGAATAGCGGCGCCCACACTCCCCGTCAACACAACGAATCCAGTTGCCGCAACGGCTGGCCTTGGAATCACACCATGTTCCTCGCAGCGCATCCTCAAATACGGGCCAAAAGTCGTCATTGCAAAGCCTCGGTCCAGCACCTCACGCGCCCACTCGGAAGCCCTGTATAACTGATAAGCCGTAGGAGCTAGCGAATCCCAAATGTAGGAACCCTCCGACTTATCGAGATCCGCGGGTACGCGCTCCAACATTCTCGACAGCATTACTTCTTCCGTCTGTTCCTGCAAAAATTCCGGCATTATCGCCATTACACATTCACCGCCATTCCTTGAATTTCCGCTGTTTCGTCATGGACGTTGGAGACAACGCAGCTGAAATGACAGCTATCTCCCGACCATTCATACATAAAATCGTCAACACTCGCGGTCCGGGGATCGCTCATCAGCGTCTCAGTCGCAATTCTTTGAATCTCCATTTCAATCGCGGAAAGAGGCAGTCCAGAACGAAGCAGCTCTTCGAACTCCTGACCATAATCCCGTGAATAAACAAGATGACGATAACGCTCAGTCAGCAACGCCTTCTTGCACCATTCGACCCAAGCATCCTTGCCCTCGCTGACGGCAACCTTCCCGGTCGGCGTCGTAACGAACTCGCCAGCTTCGAAGTCAAAACGCCAGCTTCGCCCGAAAAACACGCCGGAGTCTACCAACTCCTCCGGTTCCTCCACCGGTAATTCCGTTGGAAATAAATTAGCCACCTGAGCTCACCACCTTACAGACGATGACGGCATCCTTACCGCCGTTCACCGGAACGGCAAGCACGCGGTCTCCGGGCTTAATCCCGGCAGACCAATTCAGCCGCACTTCTCCTATTTTTGTCTCGTCAAAATCAAATCGCGTCCGCTGAGAGGGCGCACCGCCCCCAGTAGGGTTGCCTGTCTCGTCCACCGGAGCGATCATTGTGCCAACTAGGGAAAAGGCGGGTAGCTCCAGTTCCGCTACCCATTCGGCAACAAGGAAATCCGGAATTTCATGTTTGAAGGAATCTAACTTCAAACCACTTGAGGTGATTAATCCCAGTTCTGATGGAATGCCGGATAACGACTTCGCGCTAATCCCAGAGAAGCGGCTCTCCAGTGTCGAAACCAAACTTTTGAATGGATCAGACAAGGTAATCCCTCCTGACTTTACCAGGTAAGGCAAGCTCCAGATCCATATGTCCAGGCGTACCAAGCCGATGGGTGACACGTGTTACCCATAACGTTGTCCCGTTCAATCGCACTTCGTCTCCTGCACGAATCAAGTTAATATCCGGGGCTGTAACCGAGAATGTCTCTTGAATGCCGATAAGCGTTTTCTGTGCAGCTTTTTGAGCTTGATCGATTGTCTCGATTTTGCTGTCTTGGATCACCTTTTGAAGCGTTCCGAACTTCTCTACATCCTTCTTGACCACAGCCAAAACCGGTGCAAGCTTCTCATCACTAGCCTGCGCTCCCAAAACTTTGACCTGGGTGACGGCACCTTCCAACGTACGGCTCTGGGTGACATCCTCAATCACTTCCAGATCCCATTTCGTCTTATTGTCACCAAGCTTAATCAGCTCCAGCCCACTCGTAGTCATTCGCGGCCTGAATAACTCTCCCCCTTTATCTGCAGTTTCCTTAAGATCCTCTTGGATCATGGAGTAAAGAGTTTGAGTACGCTTGATATTCCTAGCAAGAGAAATTCGAGTGTCCGGCAAGTTGCCAACCGGAATTCCCCACTCTTTCGCATACAACTTCAGACGATCGGAAGCTGTTTGTCCAGAAGGCATCAAACGTTCATCCTCCGATTTAGCTAAATAGATCGTGCGATCATAAACAGTGAGACTCAAGTACTTCGTGCCACTATTCGAGCTTGAGCATTCCCATACAATTCCCGGGTGTAGAAGATAGGTCATCCCGGTTCCACCATAGGGAATGCCCGAAATTCGTATTTCTTGCCCCGGAATAATTCCTGGCAGATCAGGTGTAACAACCAGACGAATACTAGCCCTATAAGATATCTCTTCCAAAGATTCTTCGAGTGAGATCTCTTGAACTAACTCGCTCAAAAAATAACGGTTATCCAGAACAACCTCGAAACTCATGGCATCACCATCTTTTGTCCCGGTTTGATCAAGTTGTGATCTGGCCCGATAACCGATTTATTTTTATCGTAAATTGCACGCCACTTTGAACTATCCCCTAACTCCAATTTGGCAATCGTCCATAAGGAATCTCCAGGCTTCACCTGGTACACTTTCGGCACAGGTTTGCTGTCGGGGCGCGCTCTTTGGATAGAATTCTTGGATGATGAAACGGAACGAACCTTCAGCGGACGATGTGTGCGGAATGTGACTTCATAGTTTACATCGCCAGGTTCTCCACCTTTAATAGTCGTGTTATGCGCAGATAAATTAACTAATACGTTAATCGCTGTATCCGAAATGAGCAGTCGAACAGGCTGCTTTCGATTCATAATAGTCGTTAATCGATTCATAGCGGTGTGTGGACGCGGAAGTTCGATGTACCTGCAATAACTTGCGTCGTACTCAACCGGAAAAAAAGAAGAGAAGGAAATCGTCTTCACCTTCTCCCCTTGAGACAATTCCGCTTCCCCTAAAGATAAAATGTTCAATGTCTCCAATTGTTTTTCTCGCTGGATCGTGATTTCCTCCGGATTTACCGGAAAATGAAACTTCTCGCCAGAGGATTCAACGAGGTAAATGTCCATGGCCGCCTTCCCCCTTTCTCATAAAACCGGTAATAAAATCAAACTCTGTTCTCCACGGCTTGTTGAATGGAGGAGGCCAGTTGCCCCCCGATTCGATTAGAAATCTGCTCATAATCGATATCTGCGCTATTCACAGTAATCTGTATCGCACCATATGGAACATTTACGCTAATCGGCACAGAAGTAGGGACGCTAGTCGGTTGAGAGGATCCTACCGAATACACCGGAGCAGGAGTAGGCAAGGCCACCGGGTTCGGTTCCTTCTCCTTTTTCTTGCTTCCAAAGAAGAAACCTTTAAGCTTACCGCCCATATCTTTAATTGTGTCAGAAGCCTTTGTAGCAAGCTCTCCAATCTTCTCACCCACTGCCGATCCGCTAAGTCCGCCGATCGCTCCTCCAACCACCCCTCCAATTGCAGTACCTATACCAGGTATGACTGAGCCGATCGCTGCACCTGCTGCCGCACCCGCTGCCGCACCTCCCCAACCTCCGAGTGCGCCGCCAATCGCTTTGTTTCTCTCCTTGCCTGGTTTGGCACTGAAGATTGAAATTGCTCTGGTGGCTAGACCAAGCGGAGCAAATGCCTTTCCACCTATCTTTAGAGCGGTTTTAGCGATAGAACCAGCAGCTTTAGCTGTGCCTTTACCAATCGGAGAGCTGCCTAATATACCTGAGCTACTCACGGCAGATAAGCCTACGATTGAATTTACTTTGGCACCGCCAAATTTGGACAGCACCTTCTTCCCCAAACCCAAAACTCTTCCAAACTTCGAACCTTTAGGTTCAGGTACTTTACTTGCGTCTGGCACTGAGGGTCGGGCTGTATTCGCTTTTTTCCCCTTAACTCGTTGTGCATTATTCCGCTTCCCGGAGTCACTCTTATTTTCATTACGTTTAGAACTACCTTGCTTTCGTTTTGCTTTTTCGATCTTCTTTTGTTGTACTTTAGTTACACCACCATTAGAGGGGGGAGGTGCTATAACAGGTGGATTAAACTTGACCTTTCCTTTAGTTACTATAGCTCCAAAGATTTTAGGAACGTATTTCGCAAGTCCAGACCATATAGCCGAACCCGCAACACCGGTACCGACAGCTAGAGCAATATCACCTACGCTAGTGCCACCACTGCCGCCACCCTCAGATGGATTAACATTTACGTCTACGGAAACGCCTTCAAGAGATTGCTTCACCTTATCCGCAAGCTTGTCCGAGTCAAATTCGGCTAAGAAGCTGTCCGAAAAAGCCATCCCAGCCTCCGTGCCTTTGAGAGCAAAAACCGCACTGTCCATCTTAGGATTTAGCTCAATCAAAGGTGTCCAATTTGTAGAAGATATTGCTTGTAATGTGTTTTTAATTCTCTCCAGCGGTTCCGTTACTCGATCGATCAATTGAATGACAGGGCGGATCTGCATCCGCGCCAGCCGCGAAGCCCGCACATGCAGCCGCTCCATATATCGGTCCAGAGAACGGAATACTTGTTCCGTTCTTGCCAAGCCATTCGCGTCTATAATAATTTCAATTTGCTCGCCTGCCATTCCATCATCCTCCTTCCTTCGCCGACATCGCTCTTTCCGCTTCCCACTCCAGCTCCATGCTGGCCATTAGGAACAGCTGCTCGCCGCGAGGCAGGTTCCAGAACTGTCCGGGGCGCAGGTGGTGGCGAACCCACAACGCATGAATCATGCCGGCGAGCGCCCCGGATCGGATTAGTTTTTTACGTCTTCCAGCTCTGTATTGAAGCCGGACAGATCAAGCACGACGTCGCCGAGCGCGGACATTTCGCCGGCCAGCAAAATACGCTTGATCACTTCTTCCGGTCCGCTGGCAGAAAACTTGGCCAGCAGCTGCGGATTACCCCAGTTCGGGGAAATGGTCGAAGCGGCGATCAACGATACGTTAAACAATTCCTCGTCCAAACGCTCAATCGTCTGCCCCCGCTTCTCCTTGCGCTCCGTGCAGCGTTCGCGAATGCTGAACACTTGTTTGCCTGTCAGGCCACGCAGCTTAACCGGAATGTCCAGCCGCTCCAAGCGAACGGCACGTTCAGGAAGCGTATCTGCGCCCAGAAGGCGCTGCAAAATCTGTTCTTCCGTCAATTGTTCGAAAGACATGTTTTCGTTCCTCCTCTTCTTAATTGGCTACGATCGGATCAAGCAGACGATATCCTTCGAAGGTGAACGCAGTCTCCTCCGTCACTTCCTCGCCGGCCGTCCAGTTCGCCAGTTGAATTTTGTCAGGAACGCAGTTGATCAGCTCGATGCGCTCGAAGCCGTAAGACTCCGGATCGGACAGCTTGTTAATGATGTTAAACTTCACGAAGCCGCGGCTGATCATATCGCTGGTCAGCTTATAACCACTCATCGTCCCCGTGCCCTTCTTCGTGCCGAGCTTATGAACGGTCCATTCCTGTCCCGCCAGCTTCAGCTCGCGCTTCTCCACCTCGACGGAGGCTTCCAGCTTGTTGATGTTCGTCTGCCACACCCCGTCGATAAACACTTGCCCGTACGTACCCAAAATCGCTCTTGTCGGATCCATCATGTTCCTCGTTCCCCCTTATCGCACGATAAACGTGCTGAAAATTTGTTCCATAACGTCGGTCAGACGAGCTTCCCATTTCAGGAAAACCTGGTCCGGCTCCGGAGTAAACTCCGGATCGACGTATACGTCGTAACCATCGGATTCAATGACGCCGGCTTGCGCCAGCGACTGCATGTATTGCTTACAAGCGCTGATCAGCGCCAGACGGCCTTCCTCGGTGTTGTTCACCTTACCGATGTAGGAATCCTCGGCCGTACGCTGCAAGTCGGAGTTGATGCTGTCCATGACGCGAATCGTACGGATTTTTTTCCACGGATGGTTCTGGCCCTCGCGCAGCGTAACGAGACTGTTGATTCCCCGGAGCGCTTTAACGAGACGTCCGTCATGTACAAGCAAGAAAACGCCGCCGCGAACCGCTTGCTCCTGCTCCGCCCGCGTCCAGCGACGAGTAACGTCCTCGAACGGAGACGGCGCATAAGTGGTAGATTGGCTCAAGCCCTGGCCTGCAATCAAGCCGGCAACATATGCGGCAATTTGAGCGGAACTGTATGCTGTGTCGCCAAGCTTGGCGCCCGTACCGACATTTACGATTCCTTCATGGTTCAGCGAAGCGCTGCGAGCGATTGCTTTCGCGACTGCATCCGCCGCCGTATCGTCCGCCGCAGTGCCGCCGAGAACCGCAACAATGCCTTTGCCTTCATTGCGCAATCGGCTTACCCAAGCCGCAACGCTGGCGTGAAGAGAGGCGTCGGATACGCCATCTAGCGCGATCACATTAAACTCACGAGTCTCAAAAGCGGCCAGCGCATCCAAATAGTCAGCATTCGACACGCCGGAAATGCCGGAGTCGCCGCCACTCAGAGAAACGCCAGAGACGTTAGCGAGCGTACCGCTACCCTCGGCCAGCTTCTCGGCTACGACCCACAGGTTGCCGGAATCGCCATTAATGGCGTCCGCCGCCGCTTGAATCGAATCGCCGTCAAATGTAAACGTGCGCAGAAGCGTCGTTCCTTCAAACAGCTTAAGATCCTTTTTCGCAGCATCGACCGCATTCGCTTGAACGGTTACCTTGAAGTCGTTGCCCCGAGCGCCCGAATACTTCGCCGTCAGCTTCAGCACATTCGCAGGGGTTCCAGCCGTATCGGCCAAAGTCAGTGCAGATGCAACCGCACTGCTTGCCGCCAAACGATAAGCGATGATCTTCTTCGCTCCGCCGAGCAGAGCCAATCGAATGGTACGATACGCAGTTGCGCCGTCCGACTCCGATCGCGTGAATGCCTTCGCAGCATCGGCCTCGCTGGAAATCTCCACAAATTCATTCGCCGGGCCCCAATGCGCCCTCACCGGAACGATGGCCGTCCCCCTTGCCCCCGGTTGAATCGCAGCTGCCGCAGCAGCTTGAAAAGTCATATAAAATCCCGGCAATACCGGTTTGTCCGTCGCGCTCCAAGTTCCTCCCGCCATGTTACAGCACCTTCCCTTTCAGAAATTGTCCGACCAAGCGTCTCGCTTCGTCGACGGTAAATTCGTTTTTGCCTGCAGAGTGCAGCGCCCCGATTACAGCCTCAGGCTTAGCCTGAAACAGCTCGACTGCATGATGAATCAGTTCGTCCCGGGAATAAACCGCCTCGGGGTTCTTCTTGTTTGCCATCTGTGTACCACCTCGTTTATGAATTTGGATTCGGCTGAATCCTGACTTCCCGCATCAGCGGGCCTTGTTCGGCATAGCGTTCGATTTTGCGCGAGAAGGTGGCGTAAATCTGCCCCTCGGTCACCGCATCCCGCGTCAGATCGACGTTCGGCGCGCTTACGGTCAAGAACCGGCGCTCAAGCGGATTAAGCGGAATTTTTACAGCCTCGCTCAAGCTTTGCGTTAGGGAGGCGACCGTCGTCGTCTGCTCGTTCAGCGATCGACCAACCACGTGCCCGATCGCTTTCTTGCGCACTTCTACCGTAGAAACCCTGGAGCCCGCAACCGTCTCGAAGCTATCCCATCTCCAGAGGACGGAAGGACGCGTATAGTTCGCCGGCCACTGGTTGCCGTACGCCTGCCATTCTGGCTCTCCCAGCGTACTTAGCGTCCAGTCGCACAAAGCGTCCAACCAATCGTCCTGCACGGTCTCCTCGGCGGCTCGGGCTCCGATTACCAAGAACCGAAGCCCCCGAGTGATTACATCCCGATCGGCATCAACCTTATCCGCGCCGACTGTGCCTTCATAGCGGCATGTGAACTCGGCCTGCGATACGGGATCGACAAGAGCCTGCCCGTCCAACGCTTCAACAATCAGATTCGCCAGCTCGTCCACATCGGCAAAATCGGACTGTTGCGAAACGCTCGGCCAGCATTCGAACAAAGCGCTGTATCCCGTCCAGTCGGTATCCGTCGACTCGGTTCCTTGGATGAGAAGAATGTAAGGCTTGTCCAAGGTCGCCGCCGATTCGTGGGCTTCGTAGATGCGCCCTCCGATGGTTGGAATCTGCTGACTCAGCCGCTCTCGAATGCCGGCCCTCATGTGAGTACCTCACGGCTGTCGAAAGATGAGATCATGGCCATGTTTTCAACCTCCTGGTCTTTCAAAATGTTCCTCTCATCTATAGGTGGCAATCGTACGACAAGCTTTCTATCCGACGAGAATGTGGATGCTGCCGATGTTGCCGTCGACCTTGCGTTGAGCGCGGATGATGTAGGTGCCGACGCTCGATTTGCTGATGTTCAGCATCGCGGCGATCTCCGAATGGGAGAAGGTTTCACCGCGGGCTAAGGTGTAGCAGCTGCGCTCGCGTTCGGTCAGTCCTCGAAGGGCGGCTTCGAGGCGAAATCGCTCGGCCTCGTCGGAGGGACGCTCCGCCTCCGCTCTCTCCCATAATGAAGCGGAGGGCAGACGGGCCGGATCGGTCGGCACTTCGCGCTGGGCGCCGGACCGCCTTTCGATGCCCCGCCGGTTGCCCGGCCTTCTTCCCGTCTCCAGCCACTCGATTACATAGGAGCAGCTCGCGATCATTTCCATTACTAAACCGCGATCCCGATCCAAATCCAGCAGCGCGTTCATCTCGTCCATCGTCCGAATTGGCTCCATTCGTGCAATGCGCACGGTCAGCTCGTCCGCTTGGCGAAGCAGTTGGCGCCTCGTCTCTACGTAATTCTCCAAAGTCGCCGCTCCAAGATTCGTAATACGGTTGCTTTTCATAGAATCACTCCCTTTATAATTTTGCCAAATTGGTAAACTAAAAAGATAAAGAACTTCTAACTGTCGCTTCCAATTGTATCTTTCTTCTCCCCATTTCTAATTAATAGGAACTTATGTTCGTATTAAAGGAGATGTAACCATCATAATTTACCATTAAGGCAATGTCAATCTTATATTTGCCATTTTGGTAAACCAATCTGTTTACCATTTTGGAAATAGATGATATAATAAAGTTAACCTAATTGAAGAAGGAAGATCGGGATGACACTTGGTAATCGCCTTCGAGAACGCCGGGAGAAGCTGGGCAAGACGCAATTGGATGCGGCCCGAGGACTCGGCATCAGCAACGTCCAACTTTCCCGTTACGAATCCGATGATCGCAAGCCGGACCCGGATATGCTTGCGCGCTTCGCGGAATATTACCGCACGACGACCGATTATTTGCTCGGACGCACCGATAACGCTGCGATCGATGCGGTCCGCGCGCCCCGTGAATATCCGGCGTTCGAGGAGTTTATCAGCAACCCGGAGCATGGCGTATTTTTTAAGGATTATTTGAACGCTCCCGAGGAACGCAAGGAAGAGATGAGACGCTTCTGGGAGTTTATTATGGAGAAAGAGAAGGGCCGCAAGCCCGGAGATCCGCAAAATTAGCCATCAACCACCGCCCTAACGGGCTTTTCTTTTCGCCTTACACACGAACATACATTCGCAAAAAGACGAGGTATAGCCATGTACAACTATTACCGAACGACTCCGTTCGAGCAATGGGTCGAGCATTTGTGGATCAGATCGGGAATCTTGACGCCTTCCCAGCTTAACGTCGAGGAGGTCGCTTCGCGACTGGACGTGTGGGTTCACTTCATGAACGATACGAGTCGGGCGCTCGATTACATGGGGATGAGATCGATTTTGGTCGACCGCAGATTGGGCAGGGAAGCCCAATGGGAGGACTTTCTGCACGAGCTGTGCCATATTCTTCGTCATGCGGGCAATCAGACCGTGATGCCCAAGCTGTTCTGCGAAGGCCAGGAGGCCGAGGCTAACCGTTTCGTCTTATACGCCGCCATCCCTTTCTTCATGCTGCGAAAATTGAAGCTTCCGGCTAGAATTGACGAAGCTGCGGAGACGATCGCTCTGCACTTTGGCGTTACGTTCGAATTGGCCCGCAAGCGGCTGGAGCAGTTGCAAAGACGCACATTCGCGGCTATTTTGTGGGAGGAAGCGATCAAGCTGGAAACGCAGGCCAACCTGTACGCCTACGGAAAAAGCGCGACCCGTTGAGGGCCGCGCTAGCGTTATACTTATAATAGAACGTTTCGTTTTAGTGTACAGTCCAAGAATCGGCGATTACTCCGACTTGATCGAGATATTTATCAAAGCTGTCGCGGCTGGCCGTGTAAGTCATGATGTAAGCTTTACCGTCGCTTACCTCTATCGTCTGGAGCCAGCTCAGCTCGTTGCCGCCTTGAGCGCCTTTATATATAATATACGAGCCGTCGATACCTTCTTCCGCAGGCGCAGCGCCTTCTTCTACGATTTCGAAGTCTTCTAGCATGTTAGGAAGCTGCTGTTTGGTGACTTCCAAGTAATCGGCTGCGGAAACCGCTTGACCGCCCAAGTCCTCGATGATGAAGCCGACGTTTTCAGCGAATTTATCATCCGCTCCCTCCAGCGGAGCGAGAAAAATCGCGATACCGACCAGATTTTCTTGCAGCGTCCAATCTTCCGGATAGTGAATAGTCGTGCCGAAAGTTTTATCTTCAAACAATTTGTAGCCTGCCGGAACGCCTTCAGCCGCCGGTTGGCTTGCTTCAGCGGACGGCGATTCGGACGGACTTGCCGACGGAGATGCGGATGGCGACTCGGAAGGCGAAGCCGATGGCGATTCGGACGATGTTGCGGATGCGGATGGCGATGCCGACGGAGAAGCATCGTTCTTATCTCCCTTGCCTCCGCAAGCGCTTAGCGCCAACGCTAGAATAGCCAGAAACAACGACGTTTTCAATAGATTAGCAGATGATTTTTTCAT